AACCACATCAGCAATTGTTGCAAAAGACAATGATTCCCGTATGTTCCACAAACCGCATATTCCTTTAATTCTGTCAGTCGGAATGTTATTGTTTTTCAAACAATCAATAATTGCATCTTGCAAAGGTTTTGCGATGTATTTGTCCCCATAAAGATACACTATCGCGGGAGTTTTTTCAATAAGCCAACTTAAAACAGTATCAACATAAGGATATGTTTTATGATGAGATGTTCCCGTCAAACACCAAACAACAACGGGTCCGGAATGTTTAGCTTTTTCTTTTCTTGCCCATTCTTTTTCTAATTCAGTTGCATAAAATTTTACTTTTCCACCATGTGGAACGCCGGCTATATCTGCCGTTCTTTCCAAATAATTTACACAACCGTATAATTTGCGACGCGTTTCGTCAGCGTAAGAATGTTGCAACTTGCCCGGCATTTGCAACAAACCTCCTTCTACACTTTCACAAAGATTAATAACTCTGTCATATCTTTCTTCTAAAGCTTTCCAATATGGCCCCAATTCAGCATTGGGAACTTGGTCTTGGTCGTGTAAACAAAATTCATCTATTCTTGGATCGTGGCGAATAACGGATATGGTATTAGCGTGCCCCAACCATGTAACGTGCATATTTTGTTGCTTCAAGCCATCTAATACAGATGATGCTTGCATCAAATCTCCAATAGCGCCAAAACGAATAAGCAAAGCTCGTTTTTTACCATCTGGATTGCGTTGCCATATTTTTTCAACAAATTTTCCATCGTTTCTTTTTTGAAAAACCAAAAAATGACTATATTCATCATCTTGCGCACGTTCTTCTTTTTCTAATTGCGTCCAACCGCAATTAGTATGTTCTTGCAACAATTTTTCAATATCACCGGGGTATATGTCCCATTTATGATCGTCATTTGCTCCTGGCGTCCCTGCTTTCGGATATAAATTAGCAGAAGGAACATAAAGAACTAAAAACGCACCCTCTCTAAGAACGCGAGTCCATTCTTTCAAAACAAAAGGCACTTCTTTTGGATTAAAATGCTCCAAAAGATGGCTTGAGAAAATAGCATCCCAACTTTCATCGCCAAAAAGACACAAATCGCTGCAATTTTGTACAATATCAATGCCAGTTGGTCTTGCGCCGTTTGCTGCAACACAACTATCAACACTTGTAAAATGTGGCCATGTTTTACGCATACCAGCGCCCAATTCCAAAACGTGGCCGCGTGTATAACGTGTAATTAAATGAGCAATTTTATTAGATTCAGAAAAACCAGAATTTAGTCCTTCAGTCCAAACCATGTATTCTCCTTTTGATGCTTCTATAAACCTTTTAAGAAGGCTATAGCTTGCTCTCTGTTAACGAAAGGTTCACCATAAATAGACAACATTTGTTGCAATTTTTTCCAATGCAAATGCTCTAAATTTGTATCTTTTTCTATTGTTTCTTCTGATTTAATTTCTTCCTGAACATAACATTTAGGAATTGAACCATCATCAGGGGTAGGGCCATCGGGAATGGAATCAACGGGTCGAAGAGTTGAAAAGTCAGTGACCAATTCTCCTCGCCCGTTGAATGTTTTACCATTTTGCTGAAATGCAAGGCCCGGTTGACCAAATATCTCAGCATATTCCTGTGTTGGGTCGAATTTTATTTCGTCCATCACTTTTTATCCAATCTTTTTTCCACCTATAGGGCTATCTTCACCAGCGGCAATGCCGTAGTTGCAATATCCCTGTACCAAACAAGCCTCATCAATATAGCCTGCATTGAAAGTAGATTCGAGATCATAGCCCGGCTTAAACGAAGCCACAGCCACATCAAGGGCGACGCCTTGTGATACGTCGATCTTTTTGGTGCCCATAACATCGCCGCCCTGAACAGAATTTTCGTTTTTCAGACCGTCGAGTGCCATGTTGTGTTACTCCTTGCTCAGTTTTTTAGAAGAAGAGGGAATGTCCCGCATTTTTTTCGACACAGGTTTAGCTGTGCCACGACGGGTTTGTTCATCTTCTTCATCTTCCGTTTCCGGGTCTTCATAACCGCCGCGAGCCGAAAGATGTTCTTTGTCGCCGGTTACATAACCACCGTCGCCAAATTCTTGCGTATACGCGTCCCATTCCGGACCACCGCTGTCATCGCGTGGCAACAGTTCATAATCTGGAATAAGTTTAGGTTTAATGTATGAAGCATCTTCGCCGGACAGATAACCGCCCTTGAAAACTGCACCATCAGTCTTTACTCGGCCCATAGGGCCATATTTGTCAGCCATTTTAACTCCTTTCGGTTGGTATTCTTGGACGAGTCAAGAAGCCTTTTGAACGAAGATTTTCCGTTCTAAATTGCAAATCTTGCTCCATAATATCACGATTGCCCTGATCTTCATCCGGCCATTTTGGCTGGGTAAAACGATCATGGTAATTCGCTTTATCATAATTGGGTAATTCGCGTACCGTAGGCCGGATAAATCCTAGCTCTAGGTCTGCTTCGTCCGCCCCAAAACCCGTAAAGGTTTTTACGCCTTTAGGGTTAGGGAACTGGACTTCGCTGGTGCAATAACTCCCCAGCATACCCAAGTCGTCGTATTTATCGCCCTTATCGGACATTAGTTACCAGTCCAGCTTGATAGTGGATCGACATAGGCTTCAATCTGAACCTGTACCTGCTGAGTTGCATCGGTGCCAGTAACAGCCGCCAAATAACCACCCTTATTCAGAGTTAAGTTAGCATCGGTGTTAATGGTAAATACCGTACCAGCGGCACTGGTTGACAGCGTAGCTGTACCAATCGTCGAAGTGGTGGTAAACGTTGCAGAACTTGTCGAGGTAAAGGTTGTACCCGTACCAATGGCAAACAAAGCAACGCTGGAAGCGCCAGTACCAGCAACCTGAACAAGTGCAGTCGCAGCACGAATGCGCACGTTCGAGGATGGTGAGGTAAACAGCGGAGTTGTCTTAGACGCACCCGTAATAGCAGAACCAAGAACGATCTGCTGGCGGGTGAGATAAGACGGATGATCGATAGGACCTTGTGACATGTTTTTGTTCCTTTCCTATGATTAAGCCGCTGAATCCCACTTGACGATACGAGCCTGTTTGGCTTGCGTTTGCGTCAAGGCGAACCCACCAAGATAGTACCAAGCAATGCCCTTCGAGCGACCGTAGTCTGACGGAATGGCACCGCGTACTTCTTCTGGAACAACAATAGCTTCAGCAACGGTATCTTCACCAAAGAAGAACGCCCAATCCGATAGACCGTTGGTCCAAGTCGTTGTAGCGGTCGTGTTGTTGGCATAACCGTGGCTTACATTGGTTTGTTCGATGAAGCGAACGCCTTCAAACTTACCAATTTCGCCGTTGTAGATCATTTGGAAACCTTCATCACGATATGCATAAACGCCTTCCAAATCGTTCTTAACCGGACGCCATGTGGTCGGCCAAGCGATTGCAAAGTATTCGTCCATCATATACGGAGGAATGTTTCTTTCTTTCATAACGTCCACAATCGATTTAATGTGGTTCTTATGCAAGTTGACGCTGTTTGTCAAAGTAGCCGTACCATTGGTCGTCAAAGTGACGGCAGTGGTATCAGTACCAGTCGTCGAAGCACCATAAGCGACAACGCGCAAAGGTGTTGAATTAAACTGATTGAAAGCAAACTGATCGAGTGCTTTTTTGCAATCGTTTTTTAACACCTTATTGATAATTTCCTGTACAGGATGTTTAGACAAATTGTCCAACATGCCAGTATAGGGAACTGCGTTGCCAAGTTCCGTAACCGTACCAGTGCCCTGAGCAACCGTAAAGTTGGTCTGGGGAACAGTCGAGGTTTCGGTCAGGACGGTACCCTGAGTCGCAACATCGTTATAAACGTTCCACGTAAAGAGCTGGCCTTTATGCAAACCCTTATCAGTGAAATCTTTTGCATCAGCAAATTGACGAAATTTGCACAACGGTTGTACCGCAGTACGCAAAATATCAGACAATTCAAGCGAGAACATATACCCGCCCAAACTGTTAACAGCCCATAATTGACCGGCCATTATAGTTCCTTTCGTTATGACATAGACGACTGTCCACGAGCTTTCCGCATAGCTTCAACAATACTTGACCCTGTTGGGTAAGATGATTGTTTTTGCATGGGTTGCACTTTGTTGACAGCCTGTGTTGTTGTTGGCGCTGCTCGCTTCCGTTCCACGCGACTTTGAGAAACATTCGCGGTTGTGACGGTTTGCTGAACAACTGGTTGCGTCTTGTCGGATTCTCTTGCTGTTTCCGTTACGGGTTGAAATTCATCGCGCGTTTCCCTGCACGCTTCGCGATAAAGCTCCAAATCAGATTTGGGCAGACCAATGGCCATGTATTTTTGGCGCAATGATCCAACTTTATCGGCTGCGACCAAGGTTTTCGCACGACTTTTGAACACGTCGGCATACTCGCTTGAAATAGCCTCAAGATTATTTTGAAATTGTACTTGCGCGACAGCACGTTGCGCGGCAGCTTGTACAATTTGATCTGGTGCTGGAACATTCTGTTTAGAAAGAGAAACAGTAAGGTTCGCAAATTCAGCTAAAGCGGCGGCGGATTCATCTTCGCTACCGTAAAGCATTTTTCTTGCAATGCCTTTAACCGTGTCAATGTTAATGTTGTTTTTATCAGGCTCAACTTGAGTTTGTTGAATTTGTTGAGGTTGATACTGTGGTTGTTGCGGTTGTTGATTGTACAACGCTTTTTGCGCAAGTTGCTCAATTTCTTCTTGCGTTAATTCATATTGTTGGCCATTAATGTTGATTGTTTTTTTAACAGGCAAAACAATTTCAGGTTCTTTTGAGACAATTTCAACTTTTGGTCCAGGTATTGGCTCCGGCTCTGGCTCAACTGAAGGTGTTTCGGTTTCCATGGTTGCGCCATGACTAATTTGAGCTGCGTACTCTAGTTCGCGCTTATATTGCTCATTGCGATTAGCATAAATTTTGTCCATAATTTCTTTGCGCGGATCAGACAAAGAATTACTTGACGTATCCTGTTCTTGTTTTTCAACAGATTGAGAAGGTTGATCGTCATAAATTTGTGAACGGGCAATAGCGCCAGTTTCTGGATCGGCTTCAATTTTCATTCCAGTATCAATTTTAATATCAGTCATTATTCTTCTCCGTCAGTTATGATTGCTTGCTCGTCTTGCAACGATTGCTCGGCAATTCGCCCCTTTGATAGAACATTATTTAGGGTGTTAGCAATAAATCTTGCCCTATAAACTTTTGCTTGATGACGTATAATCAATTTTGTATCCGTTGGATCAATTCCGGCTAATGCTTCTAAAGATTCTGCCGCTTGCTCACTTATCGCATCTAAAATAATTCTTAAACATACACTTTCTCTCAATTCTTGCTCTATTTTTAACTTAATGTCAAGTTCTTTGAACCTTTGATCGCCTTTTTTAAGGCGCTCAATTAATTCAGGAGTCAGCAAAACATCATCAATTTTTACATTTTCATCCAATTTTTTCATCGACGACCAGCCAAATTATTTAATATGTTTTGTTGATTAGATTGATGGGCTTGAAACTGCCTATCGCCGTGAGCCATAATTAAATCCTGCACGGTCTGTTGATTATCTCTATGCGTTTCATACTGTTCTTGCATTAAAGTTTTCTGATAATCAAGTTTAGCAATTTCTAAATCAGTTTGTGATTGTAATTGCCTGTCTTGCATTTTTGCTTGCGCGGTAATTTGCGCAGCTTGTAAACGGCTAGGATCGTTTTGCGTTCCTTGTTTTCCACCGCCTTGTTTGGATTGTTGCATTTGCTGCATAATCGCGTGAATATCGCTATTGGGTTCAAAAAAGCGATCCCCATCTTTATATCCGCAAAGACTGAACACCTCCTTGATGACTTCTTGTGGATTCGCGGCCATTGCGGCAGCGGGGCCAAATATCTCGCCTATAGCATGTGTGGCTGTTAAAAAATTCTGCAATTTTTCTTTTGGATTGGTTGCTCCAAGCCCAACATTGACTTTAACAGTAAGTTCCTGATTTAATAATTCATCGGTTATTTCACTAATTCCATATTTTTGTAAAAGTTTTGCATCTTGCCCTGCGTTGGCAATTATAACCGCATCAGTTTCATAAGCCTGTTCCAATTTAACTATTTGCGTCAAAAGCGGCTCAACAAAAGTTTCAGCCCAAACTCTTTGTTCATATTCACCAATTTGCGAGGCATTGCCTTGCATCATGGTCATATTACCTACGGCTTCATACACGCCTTTGTTGGCTTGAATCGAACTATTGGAAACTTCGCCAGTTAAATTATCAAAATCAAGGTCAACATGTTCTTGTTCGGAATATGCGCTTGCCGTAACTTCAGGCGGCCTATCCCAACGAATATCGGCTTCCGGGTCTTTTGTCATAATGACTTTGCCCGGTTGAAAACTACGAACATCGCTTGGATCAATTCCCTTGCCGTCACGAACAAATTGACGAGGGTTCAAAGCCAATTTAACGTTATCAAGGCGAAGGTTAACAACATCGTTGGCTTGTGATTGCAAATCTTTAACAAGCTCAACTTTAGATGCTGGGTATGTCTTATGTGCTTCGGGAACAACAAAACCGCACACATAAGGGCGAACGCCTTGTAAATAAACTTCTTTAACCGGCCTAGGGATAGATAATAATTCACCAGCACTCGCTAAAGTATAAGAATGCATATCTTCGCCATCAACACGAATAATGTTTTCGCGTATCCAACAAATATCAAAATCACGCGGTTTCCAGCTATCATGATCTTTACCGGGAACGCGCCCTTGTTCTCGGCTACGACGAGTGACGTCATCATCTAAATCCGTGGCATTTCTTAATGAACCATCGGAAACATTTAACCATTCACCTGATTTAATTTTTTGCTTAACGTCCGATATATACATTGGAATAATTTCAATGTTATATGGAGATGTTGCAATTGGATTGCGCCAATCGGCACCCGGGTCAAACCTAAAATTTTCAGGTGCTATCAAATCTATCCAAGGATGATCTACAATTGTATTGTAAATATCATATTCATCAGATAATAGATCGCCCGTTTCTGGATGTATGAGCGGCGCTCCAGTCAAAGGATGTAAAACTGGCTTGCTTTCCGTATGACTGTATTTTTCTTCAAATTTCCAATATGCCTTAGCTATTGCGATGCCCATGACTTCTGCGTCTTGACGACCGCCCATCATTGTTAAAAACCAAGGTATCGTTTTGGTCAAACGATATTGAACTAATGATTTAAGAATTTCAGCCGAAGCGCGTTGCAAAGGATTGTTATCATCATTAGGACTAATGTTGACAATATCTTCATTTCCAAAAAACGCCGTTGCGCATTGAGCTTCCGATTTGCGAACCATTGAACGTGTTTTTGGTCGAAACAACCTTGAACGGTATCTATAATCTGTCGAAAGATATTTCGATTCTGAATTATGCAAACCCTGAAATGCGCGTAACGAATTGTTCCACGCGATGCGCCTACCAGCATTAAGCCAATTTGTGCTGCTTTCATAACAATCACGCGCAAGCGTGCGAAAATAATTATTTTCTTTTGCAACAGAACTTCCGCCCATTTCCATTGCGTTCTTTTTTGCGCCCTTAACAATATTTGAATAATCTGGCGCATCTTGAATATCGGGAGGTGTATCGCGTGTGCCAACCATTATTTGCTTTCAAAAGAAATTTTATTTAGTTCTTTTTTATTATAATCTTCCATTTCTTCGTTTGTATAATAATCCATTTCTATTCTGCATAAAGACTGGACAGGGAACATTTGAATTGTTTTGCTTCCATTATAAATTGTAAGAGTGGAAGTTTTGCTAATTTCACCAAAACTATATTCCAATAAAAGGCGTTCATTTTTATCAAGAGAACCACATTTTTCAACAATTGTTGTTTTTCCACTAGAATCCGGCGTGGATTCAATGCGCACCCGCTTTACCACAAATTTATATGGCTCAATCATAGCACCATTCCGTCTGTAATTACGTCTTTTGTAAAAAAGTCAATCATGTCATTTTCCCTGATTGAACGACGCGCCATATTATAACGTTCTAAAATTTCTCCTCCAGCTATCATAACACGTTTTTCAATGTTATTTTGGTCTATTTTGTTCAAATGCAACAAAAAACCATATTTCCAAATTCGCGTTTCTTTGTTTTTGCCTTCGTACATAAGTTGAATGCTAGCATGACCAGATTCATGATTGCAATCAACAAACCAACTATGGCCAGCATAATACTTTTCAAGAATAGACATAATTTTTTTGCCGATGTCTAAATCTTGCAAATAAAATTTGCCATGTCCCATTGATTCTGTAATTAAATCTGACATTTAATTAATTCAAAATTGAATAATTGTAAGTTGAGGTATCAGTAGCCCCACATAAAACCGTAAATCCAGTGCCAGCCGTAACGGTTTTCATGGCCGGTGGCGTGGTAATCGTGCCGCCTTGCGTATTCATGGAAATAATAACCATAGAAGTTGCCGCCATGTTTGAATTTGTAATTGTAATAGTACCAGCCCCAGTACATACAAACGTACCTTTTTGTGGCAAAGCCATTCCAAGAACTGTTTGGGCAAAAGCAGTTGAAGGCAACAAAAACAATAAAAGAGCAACAAGCGTTTTCATATTACAATCCTGTAAAGGTTGAAACCAAAGATGCTACGGGAACAGCCGCAAGTTGATGTCCGGTTGGCGCGGGATGCGTACCGTCAATAGTGGGAAGCTGTTGAATGATATAAGTGCTGGTTGCATCGGTAGCTACACCAAGATTATAAGATATAATCTGCGTAGCTGTGTTAGCCGAAATTGTGCCTACTGACCCCGCGCCTGTGCCACCCGTAATGATAATGATATAACCAATCCATTGATTGGTCGTCCATGATTTAGTGGTATCATTTAGATAAGTAGTGCCGCCCGCCCCCGATGCCGTACCGGAAACAGCCGGTGAAGTTTGTTGTACCCACCAACGGCCACCATTTTGCGTAAGGACGTTTGATGAATTGGCTTCTACCGTATTCGCCGTTTCAATATAGCCAGATAATGGAGCCGGAACAGTCCTAATCCATGCGTTAAGCGCAAGGCGATTTGTTTCATAAACTTGAACACCGCCGCCACTTACATAAGAACCGTTACCGGTTGAACCATTAAGGGTGAAAGTCGTTGCGCCCGTTACAGTGACAACAAAAGTTCCATTAGCCGCCGTGTTGCCTGTAACGCCGGAAATAGTCGTTGTTTGCCCTGTCGTTAAATAATGGTTTGACGATGTGGTAATCTGGATCGGGCTTGCATTGGTTGCGCCGCTGATCGTAGTTGTGACCGGCGTTTGATTAGTCGTTGTAACGAATTTATCCGTTGAAGTTGTGCGTGGAAAATAGGTAGTTTGATATACCGGAATACCGCGAGATGCAAAACGATTCCAATGTAACAACAAATTGGCCTGTAAAGTTGCCAATGTTTGGTTGTTAATATCGTTGCTGCCCCATTCCGTAATCGCATATTCAAGGCTAGACACATGACGTTGCAAAGCGGGGGCGTTAGAATAAACCAAACTTTCTGCTAACGTGGAACCAGCAACGGCTAATTGTGCGTAATTAAGAGTTGGGGTAGCTGAATAACCGCCAACACCGCGCACACCAAATCCGTAGTTTTGTGAAGTATAAGTAGAGTTTTGCGGCGTTACATCACCTGAACCGGCCATAATGCTATCGCCAAACAAACCGATTGCAGCAGAAGTTTTTGGATAAGTAGCCCCAAGAATGGCAACAGGATTATAACAATTAGACCCCGAGCCACTATTGGCTAATGCACCAGTTCCATTTGCGCTATCTACCGCATTGTTTCCGTAACTCCATGTAGTTGTCCCCTGTGCGTTTAATGGCCATTTTTGCCCAGAAGAAACAGTTACAGTAACGCGTACATAGGCTGTAGTGGCGGCAGGAAGATCATAAGGAATAACGTCAGAAATAACTTCCGAATTGTTGTTAATTACAACCGCCGAAGAGCCGCTAAATGTCATGGGAATATAGGTAGACCCTACTTCCAAGGCGGCATTGACGGTGATTGCATTGCCAGGACCGGCTTGAACCAAAGCCGTGCTGATCCCATAATTCGGAAATACTACTTTCAAATCATAAGTATATTGTGGAAAATAAAATGGAATACGATAAGTGCGTTGCGTGTCAGTACCGTTGCTTAGACCAGTACCGGCGTTCAAATCGCATTGCGAGACTATTTGCCCCGCGCCATAAGAATTTAATCGACGAACGATAGATGTAGACAAAGACGTAGCCCCAGTGCCACCAGATGATGTGGCCAATGTGCCATTTGTTATGCTTGAGGCATTTGGTGTAGCAACTGCTTTAAGAACCATGATTAGTTACCTTCGCCAATCGCAAAATATACGTTTCCAGAACCACTTGCCAAAATAATGGCAACGTTGGTCGCTGGCATACCCATTCCAATTACAACTTCAGCACCGGGTGCTACAAAATCAGGACTTGACGTGGTTGCTGTTGCCGATGATGTTCCATAAGCAATAAAAGCTGTTCCACTTGCTCCATTATAAACATGCAAATCAGTATAGCCCCCAGCAAATCCCGCCGTTCCAGAAACGGCAGCGGGTTGCGCAACAACGGTATTTTGGCTGCTTGTTGTAGCCGCCAATGTATAGCTGGAACCAAATCCCTTAAAATTCTTTAATGTAATGGTCACGACATTTTCTCCTGACAAATTAAATTGGCACCAACACTGGCTGGCGTTCCGTTAATAGTTGTAACTGCAACCGATAAAATATCGGGATAATTTCCTTTAATTAAATTAACCAATGGAAAGAAATTATTTAAATCAAATGTTTGCAAACCAGAACCACCAGCAGGCGCCGTAAATGCATAAACAACTTCCCCACCCGATAATGCTGTAGCCGAAACATCTCTTGTTGCAAACGAATAAGCTGAACCCAAACTTGAAAGCGCCACAAATGATGCCCCCGTTAATACAACCGGTGATGTCGGCGTGCTGGCAATCAATTCAATTTGGCACAATGCACTTGACGTAATCACTAAACTAACAGGCAACAATTGACCACGATTGATATAACCAATTGTATAATTAATACCAGCGGTCACCGCAGAAGATATGGGAAGTCCGGTTATAATGTCTTGAAAAGTTAAAGTGTTTGTGGTGTTTGCGGTAATAACTGCCGTTAATCCATTTGTTCCCAATGAGGGAAACAAAACATATTTACCGACCCATTGATTAGCCGTCCATGGAGTGCCAGAAACAACGGCTGTTGAAGTTGAACCTGATGTTATGGCAGCACTGGCTTGAGTGTATTCAATTGTCCCCATTGTGCGAGGCTGAATTGACAGAATTGGATAACGGACAGTATTTGAAGAAACGGTACGTTGTGGAACCTGAGCCGCCATCCCATAGGAATAGGTAAAGCCACGTTGTGAATCAATGCCCCCCTCAACCAAAACTGAAACACCGTAATGATAAAAAGTTGTGCCACTTGTAACAGTTCCGATGTTACGCAATTCATAACGAGCAGGCAAATTACCGGTTCGGCACCATGGCGTAGAACCAAAATTTCCTTGCCCAATTTGATGCAAAATGTATTGCTCGCCATTAATCGTTACGCCCCAACGCAATGAACCAGCCCCATACCAAGCATATTCAATAAACAACATTTGAATGTTGCTCCAATTAATGCCTGTTTTTACATTGTAGGGATCAGTCCAATTCTCGTAACTAATGCGAGTGTCCGTAGCAACACCCCCAATATTTGAACGGTAAACGCAAAACATTCCAGATGGGTTGGTTGCCGTGGGATCGGCCTGTTCAAAAAAGATGCCGTTACCGTCATCAAAAAATCCAACGCGTTGACGTTGATTTGTAACAGCGCCGCCAAAATTACACGCCGTTGCCATTTTCATGGTTTTGCCCGGCTGATAACGATGATAAGGGCGTGATTGACGAATGGCAATATCAGTTGACCCAGTCGTAATTGTCATTTGAACGCCGCCAGAAGACGATACAGCGGCTACAGTTGCACTGCCAGCCGTAAATGCTTCCCAACGCAAAGGCTGCGTACCATATTCAAAATCAGCTTCATAAATGTTTTGATGAGCCGATATAAGCATACGGCTTGTTACATCCCGCAGACGTTGCGGCAATTGAAAACGAGCAGTGTTGGTTTCAATAGTATTCTGCGCCCCATTGTTATCAAATATCGTAACTGGAGTCTTCCCAGCCATGTTGTCAGAAAGGCCAGATGTGCCGGGACTAATTGCCATTTTATAAACCTTTAATTAATTTGTTGAACGATAAATGACGAACCACTCAAAACGGTAGATGCAGACGCATTGCTTGCATTCTGTGCAAATTGAATCGTAAGCGTACCAGCGGTAGAAACAAAAATAGTTCCCTCAATATCAATTCGAGCCGCCGTAACAGCCGTAACCGCGCCAACAGCACCAGCTAAAACAACAGAACGACTTTGCGTAATCGACCCACCATTTTGCGTAGATGCTTCATAAACAATTGTTGAGGCCGTACAAGTCCCGCCTACAGCCGCCTGAACACCACCGGCAACGTTACTTGTCGTGTACAATGTTGCATAAAACACATAATTTTTATTGGCCAAAACGTTAACACTAAGGCCAGTAACGTTTGCCAAAACAATAGAATTTGTTACCGAAAATGGTGTCGATACAACTTTTTGACCCGACCATTTAACATATCCGGTAACAGTCAAACTTTGTGCAGCATCAAAGGTTGCAGCCAATACAGGGGATGCAGTCCCACCAGTTGTGTAAACATTCACAACCCCAGAGGTTCCCAAAGCCCCAATATCAAATTCATTATCAGTGCTATAAAGATAGGCAGCATAAGAATTTACAAATGGAGCAGAACCCCCATTTGAATTGTTTATCCCAAAATCTGCGTAATGGGTTAATGCCGTACCCTGATCCGCAGTAACGACATAATCAGAACTTGCCGAAATGCCGTTTGACAAATTTTGTAAATTAATCTGCCAATAATTGTTTTGATTTGAATTAAGCTGCGCAGCAATCGTTGAATTAACGTCAGAAACACCTGGTGGCCCAGATGTTAATGGACAAAGAATTTCATCGCCGCCTGTGTAGATGTCTGCTAAACCTGATGCTGGCATTTTTTAATCCGTATAAACATTGGGATCACGTTCAAAAATTCGCCCATTAGAAAATTCATAAATCCAAGGGCGCGTATATTTGCGATGCCAATCTGGATCAGCAAATAAAACTTCATTTTGCCAAGATATAATCTTGGTCGGTGGAGGCGTAAATGGATAAAGCGGAGTACTCAATTTATTTCATCCCAAAATTGCCGCGATCAGTTTCAACCGTCTTGGGTTTTTTGCTTTTAGCCCAATGCATAGCCTTGCCCGATTTAATTGTTTCAGCCGCCTTCTTCTGGCTATAAGCAATCGCAACAGCCTGCTTTTGTGGCTTGCCAGCCTTCATTTCAGTGGCAATGTTTTTGCCAAACGCTTTTTTGCTAGGTGATTTAACTAGTGGCATTATTCTTCCTTATATTCTTCCGGAGATGGGTTTTTAACAATATTCTTAACTGGAGATACCGAAGCGGCAATCAAACGATGGACATGAGAAGAAGAAAGACCAAATTCATCGCCTAATTCAGAATAAGTCATTCCTTGCGCCCTGCGCCGCACCATCTGCTTAACACGATGCTCGTGCTGCCCCATTATTTTTCCTCGTATTCACGATCCATCAAGGGATTATGCTTGATGTTACCACGAAACAAATGCTCGTTTGTATGCAAATGCTTTTTCGCACCCTTATGCTCTTTGGGATGCGGCGGCTCAACATTGTTGTGCATCATAGCTTTAACTTTATTTTTCATTTAATCCTCGCTCTTATAAGAATTAGCCCGAATACGAGTAGCGCCTTGCTTTTTGTTCATATGCATTAAATGACCATGACGTAAATGTTCCGCAACATGTTCATGTTCTTTTTTGCCAGAATGTTTATGTTTGTTTTCAGCATTAACCGCAGCTTTATCCGCCATGCGATCTTCTTTGCTATGTTCCCACTGTTTAAGATTCATTTAATTTCCTTGTAAAATAGCCGTCACGGCCTTGTTGTTTTCAAAATTCATTGGGAGCCGATTATGTGGGACAGTCTTTTGCGCGAAAGAACATTGAGAATATGATGGAGGGGTAATCAAATAATCTCCGCTTTCAGTTATAAGCGCAACCGCAACATAATCGGCCACCTCTGAAGGGTATTCTTCTTTGCGATACATCTGCGCAACCTTGCGGCGTTCTCTCAATGGAATTTCCTTAATAGGAAAATCAACCAAAATGTGACCTGTGTCTTTAGCCGTTTGTAGATTGGTAAGATAAGACATAAAAAATCCCCTACCAGCATCTTATGCCATGTGTTTAGTTAAGTCAAACATTCTTATTAAGGGCTTTGCAAAAAGCCTTATGCGTCATTTCTTTTTTTGGTTTTTCCTTAACCGGCGGCTTAACCGGACGATTAATTGCGCCTGAAGATAATTTATTAACTGTCATGGAACACCGGAGGGTCAAGGTTTCTACGTTCATAAGTCATAGGCTCGACAAGGTTCATATCATAAACCCTGCTTGTCGCATCAAGTAAATCATCATGTGCCCCAAAAGGAAATTGCAAATATTCCTGCATAAGGCGAACAGTCAAATCATAAATTTGTTTTTCATTATCTTTCTTTTTAAGAGCTTTTGCAACAAGATCAAAACTACCAGCATCAAGAAATTGCTGTTGCTTTTTTGTCAGCCCCCTAAATTCAGAATAAACGATAGCCTGATATTGTTTTGATTCAGGGTCATCCTCAATCCGCCAAGTCTGAGCGCGGCCATCATGCCAAACCGCATTAGGCAATAAAAGCCTTCTATTGCGAAAATCAGGCTCAAGCCTGTCAATTCGCGCTTCTTTTGATTGGCCAGAATTGTTTGACCAGTTTAATTCCTCAATCGCAAAATTAATCATTGGCTTGTCAACTCGCATCCTTTCCTCAAAATACTCACGATCAGATTGCAAGCCGTATCGTTCCCATCCCACAGAAATGGTTCCTATTCCAGGTTCCCGCATCCATTTAACGTAAAGATTGCGTAAGGTTTCCCAGCGTTGAGAAAGCGACATCCGATGGCAAGCGCCGTCTAATAAATATTTCACGCCACCCTTGGCATATCCGATAACAACTATTGCCGTGTTGTCGCTGTCTTTGCCGCGACCAAGCGAAGGGTCGCCCATAATGCCAATATTAAGAATTGCTGGCCTGACTTCATAGGACGTAAGCCACAAAGGTTGAAACCGCGCATCTTCATCAGCCAATGGGTTTTGTAATTGCTGACTAGCAATAGATTTTCTAGACGATTTCTTTTTAATGGTTTCCCATTCATGCTCGCTAAAAAATACTGGCTTTCCATCCATGCGTCCGTTTGAGGTCGCCGGAAACAATCTTTCGGAAACAGCGTTGCGAGAGATCATTGTCGCATATGTATCGTGCAAGCTATAACGCGTTCCAATGTAACGTTCTATATTTTCTCCGCCACCAAGATTAAGCGACATTTCCCAAGCCGAAGTCGTCTTTTCTATTTGATCGGCGGTTGATACCGATTCAACCGTCACAACGTCATCATAAACTCTACGCCTAAAATGTTTTGAAGTCGGCTGGCTATCGACAAGCCCCCAAGCCTCAATCGTCGCCTCTTTTGGATTTCCGTTACGCTTAACAATAATCCCGCCTTGTTCTGACCATTGTTGCGCTTGCTTTTGAGGTTCCGACCATAAAATATCGTCAAAGTCAGCTTTCAATTCTTCATTGATTTCAAATTCGCGTTTTATTTGTTTAAGAAATGCCGCGCTGATATTTCTGGTATGTGCGAACATTCCAAACGTAACATCTGGGTCATTTAGAATATCCTGAATTGTCAAGGCAAAAGTTATGATGGTTGATTTGTAATGTCCTCGTGCCCACAAATCCAAATGCCCATTGGGGCTTTCTTGCACTTGGCGGCAACGGTCAAATAGCCAATCTCGATTTGCGTCTGATCTTTTTAATCCAAAAACCAAAAGATAAAATAAATCATTTTTTGCTAATTGGCGGCGCGTTTCTTTTGCTAATTCGTTTGTCGTACATTTTGACAATGCGTTAGCGTACCAACGAATCGCTTCTTGTCGCGTTTTGGGTAATACCAACATTTAATTAAATTAAATTTAATGGGACGGCTTGCTTTCCTCTAGCATAGCCAGCACTTGCGCGGCAATAACATTCGCATCAGGTTGAGGAATTAAATCTTTGCCGTCTTGTCCGGTAACTTCGGCGCGTGACAATTTCGGAATATGATATTCGACAACGGCCATAAAAGCATTGAATGCGTCCTTTGGACTTTCTTCGGCCATGCGATCAAGCCAGCCAACAAGTCGATCAGCATTTCCTTCGACAAATTCCGCAATAGCCTGTCGCGCCCGAGTCGTCGATTTATTCGGCGCACCCTTTGGTCTACCGCCGCCTTGTCCGTTATGTCCTTTTGGAGCTGCCATAAAACAAATATAGCAAAGTTTTTTATTTTTGCAACTGATTTTATAATCGACGCTACGGGGTATAATTTCATCCCACAATCGTTTTTATGTTTAGGCTGGGGCACACAGCCACTTTGTGCCAAAAAGCGTTGTACGGCCAATTTTCTTATCAAAAACATACTATTTGTTAGATTTGTTAGTATTGTAGGTCTATTTCACCAATATACCTTATTTCCAATGAAAAAAGTATTTGTTGTATATCATACACTTACATATGGTTTTTGGCATATTTTGTTATTTTTACCCCCCCCACCCCCCATATGT